GCGTTTTAAAGACATTTAAAGCCACTAAATAAATTTATGGATACATTATACCATAAAATGTAAATAGTGGCTTAAAAGTGATGTGAGGGGCTACTTCTTGTACGTGCCTATGCCGCCTCTGATAAGATGCTTTTAATTGTGTAAAAAATTATATAGATTTAATATAATTTTATATATTTGCAATGTATTATGATTATACTTGTATTAATAGGAATGTTGGTTGCGCCTATATTTACTTTAGGGTGTGTGTTAATACACTATAACCACACAATATTAGGTATAATTGCAATAATAATTAGTATTTTGGTTAGTGATGATAATAATGATAAAAAACAAACATTATGGAACAGATGAAAAAACACACACACGGTAGGTTTAATTTTAATTTAAACCGAAAAGTACACAAGGCATTTATGAATGAGTGCATTGACAATGGTACAACTATGTCGCCAGTGATTGAGAGTTTTATGGTTAAGTACATTGATGTTAGTCAAAAATTAAAGGAAAAAGAAAATAAACCTGAAATAGCTAACGTTTAAGAATTATGCTTGAAGATGATGTATTTGGGGCAGCTGCGAAGGACTCTATAATAAAAAGCAAAGGAACTAAGACTGTTGTTGGTGATAGGATTAAGGTTTCTGACACTAAAAACCATAAGCCACCTAGAAAACGCAGGACAAATGCTGAAATTGCTAAGAAAGGCGAGATGCTTATAAAGCAATGGGACAGCTTAAAAAATGATGTTGTAGGTAGCCATTCAGAACGGTTTAATGCTATTTTAGATAGTTTGACAGATAAAGAATTTGTCAAGGTTTACTTAAATATTTTAGAATACTTTAAACCAAAAGTAACTAGAGTTGAAAGTGTAACAAACCCAACAAAAAACACTACCATAAATATAACAATTAATAGGGGTAACAAAGAAAAAACTATTGATGTTACGCCTGAAAAGGAAGATTAACAATGAAATCAGAAGATAGAATACAGCAAGAATGTGTAATGTGGTTTCACAACAAATATCCATTATTAAGAGGGTTATTATTTGCTGTCCCGAATGGTGGTGCTAGGAATGCTAGAGAGGGTAAAAAACTAAAGCTAACAGGAGTTATATCAGGTGTTTCTGATTTACTATTTATGTATAATAGCGTTACGACTTGTTTTGAATTAAAAACAGAAATAGGTAGGCAATCAGCCAAACAAATTAAATGGCAAAAACTAATAGAAAACCAAGGCTTTGAATATCATTTAATACGAGATTTAGATACATTTAAGTTTTGGATAGGTAAAATTATTGGGTAATTAATGGACTTAAAATGCACAGAAACATTTGAGAAGACTTATGACAAATACTATCAGATTTGTACAGAAGAAGAGTACGCTTTAAAATTAAAAAGGCATAAAGAACAAGACTTGCCAGGAGTGCCATCAAAATTTAGATATAGGCAGATAGTAAGCACAGGTGGAAGTAGAAGTTCTAAGTCTTGGAGCATATTACAACTGTTATTAATAGAATTAATGACACGAAAAAACATTAAGATAACTGTTTGGAGGCATACAAAAGTAACGTGTAGGGCAACGATTATGGAAACATTCAAAAAGATTATAATGTCCGATATAAACATTTACAAACAATTTAAAGAAAATAAGCAAAGAGCTATTTTTACATATAAACCAACAGGGTCTGTTATAATATTTGAGGGTGCTGATAGTATAGGCGTTGTGTTAGGTTCTGAACAAACAATATCGTTTTTTAATGAGGTAACAGAATTTAACAAAGCTGTTTATTTACAAATAACGCAAAGGACATCAGATAGGATAATAGACGATTACAACCCTAGTAAGAATTTTTGGCTTGAAAAATATCGAGAAGATGAAGATACTATATTTATACATTCTGATTTTAGAAATAATGTCTATTGTCCGACTAATATTATGATACAATTACTTAGTTACGAGCCTTGGGAAACAGGTAGCTACGAAGTAAAAGACGCTGATGTTTACTATCAAGGGAAACCAATAACACCATTAAATCAACCGCCACCAAATATAAAAAACGTAAAAAAAGGCACAGCAAATGAGTATATGTGGCTTGTTTACGGTTTAGGATTAGGTGCTGAAAAACCAAATAGAATTTATCATAATTGGCATAAAATAAGTGATGAACAATATGATGAATTAAACGAAACAGAATATTTTGGTTTAGATTTTGGTACAGCAAATCCAACTGCTTGTGTTGGTGTAAAATATGATGGTAAGGGTGGTTTTTATCTTAAAAGTAAGTTGTATAAACCTTTAGGAAATTTAGAGGATTCACTAGCAACATCTTTAAAAGTATTAGTGCCCTCAATAAATAAAAGTAATAGTTTAATAATTTGTGATTCTGCTAAACAAGCATATATAGACCTATTATTAAATTCGGGATATTTTGCTGTTCCTGCTAAAAAAGGTAGTGGTAGTGTTGCAGCTGGAATTTCTGTTGTGCAATCTTTTCAAATTTATTATGTGCCTGATAGGGATTTAGATAATGAGCTACAAAATTATTCTTGGAAAATTGACAGATATGGTGAGCCAACTGACGAACCAATAAAAAAAGACGACCATTTAATGGATGCTATAAAATATTGCATAAATTATTTGATTGATTATTTAGGAATTGAAATGTAAGTGAAAAATATTATAAAAACACAATCGATTAAATAATTTTTACTACATTTGTAATTATTAACAACTTTTTTTATAACATTTTTTCATAAATGTAGTATGGTTTTTTGATTTAACCCCTATTTTAATTAGTAGGGGTTTTTTCTTGCTATAAATTATTTTTATAATTTTATTTGTTTTATAGATATTTTTTATTGTAATTTTACAAATTATAAAATATCTAGCAAATGGCATTTAGTTTAACTAGGTGGGTTAATAACATATTTGAACGTAACACCAACGGAGATTATATATATTATCCATCGGAATACACAAACTGGAGTAATGGTGGCTCTAATTTGAGTATAGCACAAAATCACCCGATATTGACACCTGCTATGTTATTTGTGAGTAAATTATACTCGCAACCTAGATTTTGGCTTGAAAATACAAAAACTAAAAAGATAATAACAGACCATTGGCTATTAAATTTACTAAAAAATCCGAATCCCTACCAAACAGGAAAAGACCTTTTAGAAACACAAATGTTTTTTCAGATAGCACAAGGCAAGGCTGTTGGTTATTTAAAAAGCGTTACAGGAGTTTCGGAAGCTGATAGTCTATATATTCTAAATTCAGATTTGATAGAATTTCCTGAAAACTTCAAAACACCTATTGTTTCAAATAGAATTTACGATAAAAAATATGCTAATCAAACTATACTTTACGACAGAGATGGCGAAAACTTAAAAATAAAGATAAAAGATTTACTATTTTTCTATGATATGCCTAATATGGGCAATAGAAAGAATTTTTTTAGAACGCAAAGTAGATTAGACGGATTAGAACAAACTTTAATAAACACAAAAGACTCGTTACTAGCTAAAAATATTATATTAAAAAGTAATGGTAAAGAATTAGTTACGGGAGAAAAATCTGGATTTCCACTAACTCCTGACGAAAAAGAAAATGTAGAAAAATTATTTAACAACAAGTACGGTTTAAGTCTTACACGAAAGAGAGGTATCATAACAAAATCAAGTCTAAAATGGCAGTCATTACATATTGCTTTGCGTGATTTAGGATTAGATGAAAGTGTTAAAGTTGATGGGAATTTAATTTATACAGCTTTACATATACCAAAAGATATTTTAAGTTTAGAGGCTAAAAAAACTACTTATAATAACTTTAAAGAATCAATGGTATCTTATATACAAAATGAGATACAATCTAGTTTGGATGCGACTATTGACGTGTTCCAAAAATTAATAAAGAAAGAAAATTTAGTTTTAAAAGGAAACTACGATCATTTACCTGTTATGCAGTTTATACTTATGGAAAAGTATGACGGTTTATCAAAAAGAGCAAAAGCTTTGAATGATTTACTAAGAACAGGAATACCACAAGAGGATGCGTTAGAATTGACGGGCTTTGATAGAAATTTAAAATTAGGCGACATACAACAAATTCAAGGAAATGGAAACAACAACCAAAACCAAGGACAACAAAATAACAACCAAGGAAGTTCAGGAAATAATTAAATCCAAGGAAAAGAAAATAAAGAATAAAGTTTTAATTAAAAAATAATAGCGATGAAAATAGATATCCCAAAATTTGAAACTCAAAAAGAGTTACACGATTTTTTAATAAAAAATCACGATGACTTTATTTATCAAAAGAAAAATGCTTATAAAGAAGCTGATGCTTGTGGGTTGTCTGCTATTATTCTTAACGACGACCTAACTAGAAAATCTGAAACAAATGATAAAAAATCAATTAAAGTACGTGCTATTATAAATACGACTATGGTTATGGATAGCCATAAAGATGTTCATATAAACGGTCTTTGGAAAAAATCTCTAAAAGAAAATAAAAGAATTAGACACGTCAGAGAACATAAATCTGGTTTTGAAAATATCATATCCGATAAAGGAGATTTAAAAGCGTTCACAAAAATATATACTTGGAAAGATTTAGGTTATGATAAAGAGGGCAATACAGAGGCATTGGTTTTTGATAGTAATGTTAAAGAATCAAGAAATCCTTTTATGTTTAAGCAATATAAAGATGGTAATGTAGATAATCATTCAGTGGGTATGTATTATGTAGATGTAAAATTTGCTTTAAATAGCAAAGAAGAAGATGCTACTGAATTAAAGGCTGAATATGATAAACATATAAATAATATAGCCAATAAAGACGAGGTTGAAAAACAAGGTTATTTTTGGGCGGTCTATGAGGCTAAAGTAAAAGAAGGTAGTGCTGTAACTGATGGTTCAAATTCTATAACGCCAACATTAAGCCCTAAAGAAGCAAAAGTTAAAATAAGCCCTGAAAAATTGGCTATAAATAAATTTTTAAATATAGAATAGCCGAGCAATCACTATTCAATATATGGTAAGCCGAGCAATCACTTATCTAGTAATAAATTAATATTAACATTCTAAACTCGTTAAATATGACAGAAGAAGAAAACAAAATTTACGAAGCACTAGAAACAAAATTTAAAGACGTGCAGACTAAATTACAAGAAGCACAAGCTAGTGGCGAGGCTTCAAAAAAAGAAATTGAAGATTTACATAAGTCTATAAAAGAGCAAGGCGAAGCACTTGACGAATATGTTGAATCTCAAAAAGAAAAACAAATTGCTAGTTTTAGCAAGCAACTACAATCGTTCTTAGAAGAAAATAAAGAAGAATTAGAAACGATTAAAAAGAGAAAAACAGGTACTATTGAATTTACGCCTAAAGTTGTTGCCGATATGTCAACTGGTAGCGGTAGTATTGTAGGTACTGTTCCTGCTAATAATGACGCTAGATTAGGCTCATTTAATTTAAGAAATGATGATTCTCTTTTAAGTGTTGCTGATGTATCAAGCACAGGTTCTGCTGTATTTCCATATACAGAATTAACACCAAAAGACGGTGATTATACATTTGTTGCAGAGGGAGGTACTAAACCACAAGTTGACTTTAAATGGGAAACTCGTTATGCAGAACCACGCAAAGTTGCTGCTCACGAAATTCTATCAGAAGAAGTTATGACTGATGTACCACGTATGATGTCTGTTGCTAGAGAATATTTGTTTAAAAAACATAATTTATTCAAAGCAAGTAAAGTTTATTTCGGAACAGGTATTGCTCCCGAAGTAAAAGGTGCTACTGTTTATGGTAGAACATTTGTTGCGGGTTCAATGGCACTTGCGGTAACTACTCCTAATTTTATGGATGTTGTTAATGCGTGTGTTACTGATATTTATACAACTCACAATTATACAGACGAAGCCTCTTATGAAGCTAATATTGTTCTTATAAACCCTGTTGATTTCTTTATTCAATTAGTTTCTGCTAAAGATGCAAATGGTTTACCATTATACCCACAAGCAGGTTTATTTAATCAAGTAACAATTGGTGGTGTAACTATCAAACCTTGGAGTAAAATACCAGCAGGTAAGATATTTGTTGCCGATATGAAACAGTACAAAATTGCAAATTATATCCCTTATT